ACCGTGCTGTCGCCGCAAAGGAGACGGTGGTTACCAAGGATCCAGAGATCGCCCGGACGGCTTACAGGTTCCTCCGGGGTGTCCGGGATATCGTCTTCACCGTCCTGCGGACCTGTTCCTTCTTCAAGGCTCGACATGAGTGTTGTAAGCTCGTCGTCGGTAAAACCGGTCAAGCCGAGGTCAAAGTCCGCTTCAAGCAAATCAGCAAGTTCAAGGTTCAGAAGGTCCTTGTCCCATTCGGCATTCTCGCTCGAACGGTTATCCATAATCCGGAAGGCGCGTGCCTGCGATGCGGTCAGCCCCTTGGCGACATGCACTGGCGCGGTCTTGAAGCCGAGCTTGCGTGCTGCTTCCAGTCGCGTGTGCCCTGCAAGAACAACCATCGCCTCGTCCACAACGATGGGCTGACGCCAGCCAAATTCCTGAATAGAAGACGCAACCGTCGCCGCAGCCTCAGTATTGTTCCGCGGGTTGCGCGCATAGGGAATGATCTGCTCAAGCGGCAGGTCGATGACGTCCATGGTGATATCCTAGAGATGCCCTCAAAACGAAATGGGGTCGGATCCCCGTTTCGGTTCAGGCGTGGTTAATCAGACCTTTGGGCCTTTGTTTTATTGAGGTTCGAATCAAAGCGAAACGAAATGGGTATTTCTCATGGTGTCACTGGGAAACCCTTGCGCCTCGCCCCCCCGAATACGGTTACAAACAGAAGGGACCCGTTTAATTTCAATGGGTTACGCGGCATAACATTTTGAGCGGAGACGGTTTTTTTTGGAAAACCGGTCATCAAATGCTCTTTTTACGAACAGTCAACGCCCTCGCGCGCACCTCTCGACTTACCATTCATATACCGACGAAACTGCAAAAGTGTCTGGCAGTTTTTTCAATCAATTCGATTTTTTTTCAAAATGTCGGATCATCGGCACGCGCGAGGTCAATCACCTGCTGCATTGAGAGGTGCTGGCTGATCTGTCTCCGATTCAATTTGTGCGCAATCATGCAAAGGCCGAAGACCCAGTGATAATGCGCTGAAGATCGCTGCAACCCCACCATCCGGCACACGTCGCGCCAGCGATGACCATAGGCGCGCAACCAGACGATCTGGCCATCAATGGGTTCTAGCCCTGCGGTCCAGGTCAGCGTTTCCTCCATCCGGCTGATGGAAGCAGGCGATGGCAGCACCCGCATGGGCTTGGGGTCCTGTCCCACCCGATCGGCAAAGCTTTGCACTACGTCAGGCCATGTACTGAAGTACCCCGAAAGCCGAGGCTCTGGCAGGCGCTTGAGAACGAAGGCCGCTTCTGAGAGGCGAGCTTCTACCAGTTTTGGTGTCCAGGCACTCATCGGGACGTCTCCTCGTTCCTCTTGCCGTAAAGCTTTTCCCCAAGCTGTTGCACAAGTTCACGTTCGGGCCAGGTTAGACGGTCATCATCCACGCTAACGGCCAGAAGGCCGGTTTCTCGCCAGCCATCGCGTTTGACTTGATCAGGCCCTCGGCGATCGCCGCCATAGCCCGAAGGATGCCACCTCATGGATTTCATCGGGACACCTCCGGAAAAAGGGCCGCGTATCCGATAACGTCGATGAGGCTGTCCTCATGGTCTGGATCATGCGCCAGACGGACGAGCTTGAGATCAATCATGCACAGAACAACCTGAGCCGCCGATACAGGGCGTCCGAGCGTGAGCGTCCAGCGGGCTGCAATGGCCTCAACTGCCAGGTCCGCTGCACCATAGGCGTGGCCACGTTCCTCCAGAACCGCAGCCGCCTTGTCTAGAAGAGAGGCGCTCATGCGACACCGCCTTGGGTCTCTAGTGCCCAGTGAAGGATCGCGATGGCGTCCGCCTCGTTGTCGTCTGCCGGGCTGTAGCCACGTGCCTGAGCCGCTGCAATCATGGCCTGTTTCGTGGCGTTGCCCTTGCCAGTTGCATGGCGTTTGATAGTGCCCACCGGCACACCCTGATAGGGCACGCCGCGCAATTCAGCCCAGCTTGTCAGGGACGCCAGCAAGCCGCCGTATACATGCGCCGCATCGGTGCCGAGGTGGCGGCGTACTTCTTCGAAGTAAATTGCTTCGATTGGACCAGACTGGCGATCGATTTCAGTGAGCCAGTTGGTAAAGCGCAGGTAGCGCATACCACCGCCGTCATAGCGCCCAGGCTTGAAGCTCACTGTGCCGCTTGTGATCATACTATCGAACCCGCGCAGCGCCCAGCCGGTCGAGGTGCCGAGGTCTAGGGCGAGGATGCCGGCTGGCTTTGCATCCGCCGTCGCGAGATTGGCGTTTGTAACGGTCGGTGTGACCTTTGAGGCACCTTTGAGCGCTATCCCACCAAAGCCACGCCAAGTCCTCGTCTGCACTTTCTCGTAACCTTTGCCTGATACTGCGAGAGCAAAGCGCTTAACAGAACCGACACGCGTCTGGTTCTGCTTGGCCCAAACCTCCCAATCGGCAAACAGCTCTCGTGTCGGCGTTACCGTGTCGACGGCCGGAACACATCGTTCGGTAAACCACAGATCAAACGCAGTAGAAAATTTGGCCATGGCGGTTATGGCAGGAGAACCTGATAACGCCGTATACCCGCGCGCATGTGCGCGCGTAACGGTCATATACCTATGACCTGCCATACCCGCCATATCCCTTGTTTTATTGATCATTGTAATCTCCCTCAAATAGGTCAGTCTTAGTGTCTTTAATTTGGATCCCACGGTACCCGCGGGTCGTCATGCTTTTGAATTTCTCAAACCCGCGCGTCGCCAGCGTTTCGGAAAAACGCTTCATCGATCCCGCATATTCGCCGTTGGCCTCGGCCCAAGCCTTCCAGCTGTTGAAGAGCTCTGTGGAGCCTGCCCAGAAGGACTTGTTGCCAGTCTCGCAGCGCTCCTCGATCCAGCGGCCAAGGGCGTCCTCCGCCTCGAAGTAATCCTCTGTGGCGGCCATCACGGCAGGCGGCGGGCGTAGCCCATGCTCTTGCCACTCCAGACAGCCCTGCATCGCCCAGGCGAGGATGCCGTCCCGCTCGGCCAGAAGCCGGTCAGGCAGGCGCTTGTCGCGCTTGGAAGCAGGGATAGTGACAGTAAAAGGCACCATGTGCACGCGGCGCTTCATTGCCTCATCCACATTGCGAATGGTCGGCTTGTGGTTGCCGACGATCAGCAGCTTGAACTGCGGTATGAACTCAAAGAAGTCCTGCCGCATGAAACGCGCAGTGATCTTGTCGCCCCCAGTCAGCGCCTTGAGCTTGCTTTCGGCCCAACGGCTGCCTTGTTCGGTCTCAATGGAGGTGACCACGCGCGCTCCGCGCAATCCCGCCATATCGGTTGGATGCCGATCGCCATGGCTCGCCATAAACATATCCATGGGCGCGACGGTTGCGTAGTCCCCAAGGATTTCTGTCAGCGTATTTGCAAAAACGGATTTGCCGTTGGCCCCCGTCCCGTAGAGAAAGAAAAGCGCGTGCTCGCTGGTAACGCCTGTGAGGCAGTAGCCCGCCATACGCTTCAGGTAGGATTGCAACTCGGTATCACCGCCCGTGACCGTATCCAGGAAATTGAGCCATGTCGGGCAGCGGCCTTTTGGCGCTGCAGCCGCGATCTTCGTCATGCAAAGGGATTGTTCATGGGGCTGGGATTGTCCACTGCGCAGATCAAGCACTCCGGCTGTTGTGTTGAAGAGCCAAGGATCACGATCCCAAACATCCGTCGTCGTTGCGTGGCGGCGGTCGCTGCGGGCCAAGCGTTCAACAGCAGCGACCGTCGAGGCGGCAGAGAGCTTTGTGCGGACCTTAGACGATGGCGAGCGCACAGCCGCCGCCCGACAGACTTGGCGCGCCAGATCAAAGGCCTGAAGCGTGTCCTCGCGCTTCCAGATACGACCTGTCCAGGTCAGCCATTGTCCCCAGCCAGCCACGTAGCGCCAGGCATCAGAATGTTCGGCTGCAAAGGTAGATGCCAGGGCATCCTCTGAGAACCGTACAGGGGTTGGACCCTCATTGACCGAACCATTGCCACCACCGTGACCAGTTTCAGGCTCTAAGCCCTCTTCATCTGGGATGTCCCCGTTGCGGGCCTGGTCCAACCGCCAAAGGCGTTCGGCCTCTTGCCGCAGTCGGAGTTCTGCCCAAGGAGGATCAATGCGCGCGTCATTATAGGCCACGATCTCCGCCCAGGCTTCCGCAGGCGTGACATGCCCTTCCCGGCTTCGACGGATCCAATACCCGATGACGCGTGAGAGCGCATCAAAGCGGGTTGTGCCATCCACCCCACCTTCGCGAACGGGTTTGGCAAAAAGCTCAGGAACGCTGCCGCGCTCACTCGGGGCGGTGTTAAAATCCAGCGCCTCGGCAGCAAGGCCTTCCATTGGCGGCATAGCAAAAATGGCCTCGGCGAGTTCAGATAAATCAAAATCAACGGGGCGATACTCGAGGATAGAGACCAACCGTTTCACACCAGACTTCGCATGAACGGATCCCGCCACACGAATAGGCTGATGCGCCGATTTGAATGAGGGATCGCCGCCGACCTTGGCGGCAATCATCTGACGCGCCCGGCAGACACGCGCGATATCCTCCCCTTCAGCAGGTTCTGTTAGCCGCCAGTAGAGGTGGAGCTTATCTTGCCCTTCAGGTGTCACACCACCGGAGGCCACTTCGAGCGTTGGTGTGCCGAGGTGCTGGATCAAATGGCTGCGCTTTGCTGCGATATCGCCGTGATCAATATCAACCAAGACAACCTGCATCTGCGCAATATGCTCAGAGCGTGCAGCTCCCGCCTCATGAACTGTGCCCGGCACGACAAAGAGCGCCATCCCCGTTTGCGCAGCCCAGTCCGCTTGATGGGCAAGCTTGACCCCAAGCTCCCCATCCACTGGCAGAAAGGGCGTATGCGGCGGCGCGTCATTGGCACCCTTTTCCGCCAGTGCTCGGACAGGTGCAAGAAACTCGCAATACCCAAACACCACATCTGCATAGAGTGCGATCGTATTCGCGTCTGGGACAACAGGCTCAGCCACATCAACTGTTTGAACGTGATCGCTCATGCCCAGCACCTCGCGGTGTAAGCACAGAACCGGCATTCAAAATGCTCTGGATCGCTCGTGTGGCGCGGCAATTGCTCACCCGCATCGCAGGCGCGCAAAATGTTTACAGCCTTGTC